CACGAATCGCAGCAATGGATGAACCAAATAGAAAAAATGCGCAAAGAAATCAAACTCATTTCACTTGACCCCACGTATATTCCGAATTCGGTAGCTCATCAGAAGTTGTGGACTCCTGACAATGAAGTGCGCGAAAACGCATTTGTGGCCTCATTAGACGAAGACCATACTCGGGATATCATGTCGTTGAATGTTGATAACCATTTTAAGGTGCTATTGTTGTTAGGAATTGGCATGTTCATTGAGAATATAGATGTAAAATATATGGAACTCATGAAAAAACTGGCTTCGGAACAGAGATTGTTTATGATTATTGCTTCGTCGGACTATATTTATGGCACGAATTATCAGTTTTGCCACGGATTTATTGGTAAAGATTTGAGCAATATGACGCAACAAAAGACACTTCAAGCGCTGGGCAGAATCGGACGTAATAACATTCAACAAGATTATAGCGCAAGATTCCGCGACGATAACATGATATTAAAACTGTTCAAAACGCCTGAAATTAATGTAGAAGCGAACAATATGCGTCGTTTGTTTTCAAGTGAGAATTAGAATACTAAAAGTAGAATTGTATTACTGTAATAATAAATATGTATTTTTATTTACATTATCACATCATAGATGGTATGATAATTATTTTTTAGTGATATTATATAATACTATGAGTAATATATAATACTATGCATCGTCGCGGATATCACGGAAGACGTCATGGATATTACGGAAGACCGTTTTATGGTGGTTACAGAATGCCTTATTGGGGTTGGGGGGGTTATCGTCCTTTTATAGGATATCCCTATTACAATCCTATTCTTTGGTAAACAAAACGATAATGAATACAATGTAAATGTTTCATTATCGTTGATTAAAATTTGTAGAAAGTTACGAATAAATCGGCAAGATGGTTTTCAGTTCAGTTATGTTTATGGCATTATTCCCAAAATATAATTCCACAAATTCATTTGTTCTTTTATCTGTAAAGGATGTAATCAATGATTTGTATTTTTTCATTAACTCTTTTTTGGGAATGTCTTTGTTGTATCGGATATTGATCAGATGATTTTCAATCAAATACGGGACATTGAGGTCAACGATTCCATACGAAAACGAGTATTTTCCTTTTCCGTATCCGCGATTTAAAACCATCGTAACCCCCGTATTGCCGTCTTTGCGTATGTAATTTTTCTTTTCTGGATTTTTGTATTGAGTCAGTATGACCTTGTTATTCTTAATGTCCCCGCTATATATTAATCTGGTTTGGTCTTTGTCTGTGGTAAGTATATCCTTGTGTTGGTTCCATACGACGGTGCCTATATTCAGGTCAAATCCCAGCTCTGATAACGTTTTGGACCCTTCAGATAATTCTTTGATGCGTTGTGTATTCGTAATGCTATTGAATAATGTAGTAGTGGACGCATTCATGGTAAACTGGTCGTTATGGTTATCGGGTGGAGTCGTATTCTGAACAATAAAAATAATCGTATCTTGTGCGGTGCCCATGAATAAATTACCGTCGCAATGAATAATGTCTATTATCTTGTACTTTTCATAAATGTGGTGTCGCAACAGAGAATAATACAGACAATTTACAAAATTCTTGGGCAGCACGAATGCGAGAATCCCATCCTTTTCCAAGAACTGGAGAGAATGAATGATAAACAGCGTAAAAATATTTGGGCGACCTTCAATAAAGTCGTGAAACCGTTCATCTACATCGCCTTTTTTCATTACAAAATAGGGAGGGTTTCCAACAATCAAATCGTATTTTTGACTCGCGTTCCACTTCAAATAGTCTTGATTCACCAGTGTAAGTTCGTTATTTTCTAGTGTGGTATCTTTCATTTTGTTATAGATAGTCTTATTTAACTCAATTCCAGTAATTTTCACATCGGTATAATTGGAATCAAGAACTTGGAAGAATTCGCCGGAACCACACGAAGGCTCTAGTATATTTTTTATGTTTACATTCTCTTTTTTTACTCGTTCAATAGTTGCATTTACGATTGTTTGTGGTGTAAAAAATACGCCCTCGCTCTTTTTTGTTTTACTGTCCAATTCCTTTGTCAGTAATTTGGATAATTCAGTAAACTCACTATTTTTCATCTTAATCTAATTAATCAATATATTTTTATATGAGTACATTTAATGTTATCCTTAGGATTGTTTGCTTGGTATCAAAATAAAAACATGTGTTTTTAGTTTTTATTGCGTTTTATTTACCAGAATGAAAGTGCCTGCTTGGTGCGTTGAATAAATCCATCCATATGGGTTGTTTGGATATCTCTGTTTTTTGTAGTGGGAGCGGAAAGAGGAAGCGGTTTACAATCAATTCTTTCCCTGTACATTCTATCAATTGCGTGTAACGAATATGTATTTTTATTCTCTGGCGAAAACGGAAAGAATCTTCGGTTCATTGGTATGAAATCCTTTACTAGTATATCATTGTTTGGTATAGACAAAGTTTCATTACAATGGGCGATATGTATAAATATATCCAATATTTCATCTCTACCGAAGACCGTGTGTTTCTCTATTTCGTCAAAGAATCGGTCGTGTAGTAGTTTCATAGTAATATTACCCTCTACCGTCACTGGTAGTGGTTTACCTGCGGTAGTATTCAGCACAAAAGTGTAATTCATATTGAGTTTAGTTGATGATATCTGTATGAATAGGTAAGTTATTTTTAAATTTCAATTTTATCAGATTGGTGGCTGATAGCAGCATGTAAAATACTCATACCAGTGTCTTTTTTTTGGTGGTTCCAATAGACGTTCAAGTGAAGACACCATTCTTTTTTTGCTATATGACCATTCCATTGTTGTTGTTATCATGCATACACCACTATCCCGCATTTTCAATTTTAAAAATAAATGAACGACTTTCCCAAAACAATATGTGCGCAGTCTATATAGGATTATGAAAGTTATCGCCGATTCTTTCAAAAACATAACAAACATATTTAAACATCCCAAACTCAACACATTACTGATATCAGTAATTGTATTTTCACTAGTATATACGTTACTAGATGACGAACACTTCAATGGAGTGAATGTAGTAAAAGAACAAATAAAAGAAGACGCAATCAAAAAGAAACTAGACATTACTACGGGAGAACGTAATGTGCGTGCGAATGAAAACTTTGTCGGATATGTGAATAAAAGCGAAGATTTTTTGGGGATGATGAAAAAAGCAAAAGTAGAAAAAACGATTGATGAGGCGAAGAAAGAGGTAGAGAAGACGGTAGAAGAAGAAGAATTACAACCCGAAAACATAGATATACCTATTACGCAGCGCATGTTTGATAGAACCTACTTTTCATTTACTACCGCAACCTTGCTAGGATATGGCGACATATATCCTGTGACAAATATATGTAAAATTATAGTGATGCTACAGGCGTTTATCACAGTGGGATTGATTGTGTTTTAAATTTTTCAATGGTCCAAAGTAATTATGTAAAACAAAATAAACGGAAGATTTTGTTGTACAGTAACTATGTCTGACGGTGAACTGCGATTGCGTATTGTGGAGTTGGAAAAACAAAACGCACAACTTTCTAATCAATTGAAAGAGGCAAATGCATATCTAAAACGTTTCACGCAAGAAAATATAAAGTTGAAAAGTAAACTATAAAAATGCCCGATATTTTATTGAAAAATAATTAATCCGTATGGTTTTTAATTATTTTTTAAAAGTTAATGATGATAAGGTTAATTAACATGCTTAGTTGGAGTAAGCCACACCAGCCATGCCAGACATCACGCGAAGCACGTCGTAGTTGACGGCATACACTCTGACCTTGGCGGTGATGGTGCCGGCCACAGAGTTGGAGGAACGCACCAGCTGGAGGACAGCGTTATCGATGCGGGAGAAGTTGCAGCTTCCAGAAGGCTGGTGCTCCTCAGGGCGAAGGGCGAAGGAGTAGACGTTGATACCAGCGTCAGGGGCACGGGTGTGGTGCTGGAAAGGCTGGACGGTGTCAAAGTAGGAACCCTCACGCTCGGAGAAGCGGTCCTGGCCGTTAAGCTGAAGCTTGGCGGTCACAACAGGGTTCTCACCCCAGCAGTGCATGTCAAGGGCGGTCTCAGCAAGCACGAAGGTGCCGGCATCAGAGAGAGCGGAACCACCGGCGGCGGCATCAATGCCGGTCACGTCAGCGGACTCGTTCATCTGGAACACACCACCAGAGATGACGGCATCGGCACCAGAGGTGGCGACGTCACCACCGAAGGCGTGGAGGGCGTTGGGAAGAGCATCAATGGCATCAGTGTAGTTGAAAGGCTGGGCACCAAGGGTCTTGAAAAGGGTGCTGTCGGCCTCAAGGGAAGAGCAGTAGTCAACGTTAGCATCGGGCTGCACAACCCACACAAGCTCCTTACAGGGGTGGTTGAAGTTGAGCTTGATCTTGTTGGAAGAAGAACCGACAGACTCGTCACCAGTGAACTGAACCTGCTCGATCAGATACTCGTGGGGGTTCTGGGCCATCTTGCGGCGCTCATCGGTATCAAGGAAGATGTAATCAACATACAGAGAAGCGGCGACCAGAGACTGCTGGTAGGCAGCAGACACGGACTTGGAACCGGAACCGGCAGCAAGGGTATCCACAGCCCACAGGCACTCACCGATGGGGCGGAAATCAATGTTGATCTTCACCTCGTGGTATTGCAGAGCAATGAGGGGAAGAGCAAGTCCGGGGTTGCGGCAGTACCAGAACTGAAGGGGCACGTAAAGGGTGGTCTCGGGGAGAGCGTTGCGGGGAGCGCACACCTGGGAAGGAGCGGCAGAGGAAGCGCAGGGACCAGACACGGCGGCGAAGGTAGGGTCGGTGATGTAGGTAAGCTGAGTGGTGTTACCGATCATCTTGTGGTAACCAGACTGCTGCTCCTTGGAAAGGGTCAGCTGGTTCCAGATGTGCATCCAGTCACCGTATTGACGGTCGATGCGCTGGCCTCCAACCTCAATCTCCACCTGGGCGACGAGCTGCTCACCAATGAAATCCAACCAGCGGGCATACACATCGCCAGAAGCGTTGATAGCCTGGTTGATCTCAGGAAGAGTCACCTGAAGGTAGGTGCGGTAAGCAAGATCACCGTTACGGGAGATGGTGCAGGTCACGCGACGGCCGAAGTCAGCCTGTCCGGAGAAGGTCTGCTCGATGGACTCCATCGCGAAGTTAGTGTGGCGTCTGTAAGACACCTTCCAGAAAGTGATTTCAGGGGTTCCAGTAAGGAACACGTCTTGGGCGCCGTAGGCGACAAGTTGCATAAGTCCTCCAGCCATTTTGGATTATATATAGTATTACAAAAGAAAATAATTTTGAAATAATATACTTATTAAATTAATTTATTGACTCCTTTCACTTTTCCTAAATTATACTTTGCGCCCACACCACAATAGTAGTTTCATTGGAAAAATTACAATCTACACTGCTTACCATATGTTTTTGGGAAATTGTATTTTACAATTGTAAGCATATTACATCACAATTGTAAATTAATTTTTTTCCTACATGTTATTTGTTTATTTGTCCAGAAACAAGTTGTGCGTTGAATTCGTCAATATGAATCGTTCTAAATAATTTTCTTCAAATATTTCTCTCTTGTTTTCGTGTTTTTTGGTAAAAATATATTTGTCGTGTTGCTTTTTAATTGTCCATCCTTTTTCCAAAGCATTCATTATAAATACCATTTTTTGAAATTGATTCTTTTCTAGTTTTATTCCGCTTGGACTGTCAGCCATATACATTATGAAAACGCTTTTTATATGTAAATCTTACGAATTTTCTTACATTTGTTTATTTTATTAGAAAAAATTAACATAAAAACACATATCCAATTATACATAAAAACCTGTATATTGATGACATCAAAAGTGACAAAAACATCGGTGCACACAATTGATGAAAAACACACGGAAATCTTGAATGAAATCAATCATAACGAAGACGTTGTGATACCTCAACTGCTACAAGAAAAGAGTCGGCTCAAAGAATACGTTCGTTCTTTGAAAAGAAGTGAAATTGACGAGTATATGGAAACACGCGACAAAATATATGCGTTACAGCGGGAAATCAATGACATGCGACAGAAAAAAAAGGAATATTTTTTAGATAATTCAAAATATATTTTTGACTATTTTGAGCAAAAGAAACAAATTTCGTCTAGTGAAACTTCTAATCAGCAATCTGAAGTTATTAATTCCTTCTTTAAAATTAAATCCACTACCAAAGAGGCTTCCAACGTACAAAGCACCAAATATGTTCTATCTAAAAAGTATTATCAAAACTATTGGAAAAATGTAACGAATGACGCATATAACATGCAGGACTGTATTGTTTCCTCTGATGTATGTCTTGCGTGCGGCAAAGGTGAAATGATTCCACAAGACGAAGAGGGGATTCTGATTTGTAATAATCCTGAATGTGCGAAGTTTATTACATATATTGTAGACGGTTCAAAACCAAACAACAAAGACCCACCCAATGAAGTTTCGTATACTGCCTATATTCGCCTGAATCATTTCAAAGAAATATTATCGCAATTCCAAGCAAAAGAAACTACGCAAATACCGGAAGAAGTGATCGATGCCATTAAAGCGCGTATTAAAAAAGAGCGCATTCAAGATATGTCCACGTTGAATTACAATAAGATGCGTGATATTCTGAGAAAACTTGGATTGAATAAATATTTTGAGCATATCCAGTATATTAATTCCCTGTTTGGTATTAAGCCGCCCGTAATGAACGAAGAATTACACGAAACATTGTGTGTATTGTTTATTGAAATTCAAAAACCATGGGCAGTTCATTGTCCTGCGAATAGAACAAATTTTTTTAATTATACCTATACCTTGTATCAATTGTGTAATTTATTGGACCAAACACAGTATTTGCCGTATATACCGATGATGAAAGATCGTGAAAAACAACTGGAACAAGATATGATATGGAAAAAGGTGTGTGAAGATTTAGATTGGGTATTTTGTCCAACTGTATAAGGCATATCAAATAAATTAGTAAAATGTATTTAGAATTAAATTACATGTTATCATAATGACTATCATGCTTGAGTGCGAGAAAGATGGATTTGAACCGATTATGTATAATGATACGGCTCAATATCGCGATTCACTGCGCAAGTTGTTTTCCATGAACAAAGCAAATTATCCGGTTGTAAGTGATGACGTAGACGTGGAAAGTAAGGATGAGTTGGAATATGACGACGACGCAACTTCGCGTGCGCTGACCCATATTTATTCCAATACGAAAGAACATCCTTTATTCAAGCGTTTCTATTCGAAAGCGGCAGAATTTATGTTTTCAACCGAATATGATATTGGTCTCACTATTTTGTGTAGTTACGATTATTTAGATGTCTTTATTCCGTGTTATAGCGAATATATGCTTACTGGGGTATTTAAAACATCAAGCATACATTATATGAAGTT